CAAAATCTATAATTCACAATTTCAAATTTACTAAATTCTCTCAAAAACATTCCTACTTGTTCTGTTTGTTCCATTCCGGTTCATCCTTCTGCAATAATTAAAATGCCAGCAAGATTGAATAAAGGTAAGAAGAACAGACGAATGAACAAGAAAAATAAAGGAGGCGTTCCAGCCAAATTAAAAACTCAGACTGTCGATGCTGCTGATGCTAGTGTTCCTCAACATAAGCAGAGCAGTTTGCCGGTGGTCGTTGAGGAACCTGAGCCAGTGATTCGTAGTCTTCACAACGACACTCGCGGCGGTTCTCAATTACCGAGTTTGGCTCAGACTTTTGTCGAGCAAAAGCTGGAATGTGAAAACCCAAGTGTTCTTAAACACTGCCCACGTGTTATTCAACACGACGCGGTTACCGCGACTAGTACCATGGCGTCAGCCGGTACTCAAACGAGTTTTCAGCCTCAGCCGCTGGAACTCAAACCACGCGTTATTCAACGCGATTCGCGGCTTAGTGCTGCAACAGTGGTTCAACCACAACCACGTGTTACTCAACACGATGTTCGTCCGAGCAAACCGCCTATGCGTAAGGCTCGTTTAAATGACGATTACGATGCCTATGGCATGATGTGGGGGAAACCTGGGTATAAGCCCGAGAATAAGGAGGACTGTAAGCAGGCGCTTAAGCTAGCCCCGCCGTATGACCACGCGGTTCGAGACTTGAATAGTTTCGGATTGCATAATATACGCACGATATTTGATGCGACTCTTGGTTACGGTGTGATGGCCGCTGCTGCCATCGAGTGTTTCAAGCCACGTAATTTTACTGGCTATGATGTTGACTCGACAGCGCTCGCTTATGGCGAACATAACGTTCGTAAAAAGATTTTGGATTGCGGCGTACAGTGTCACGTGTCATTCAGACAGCAGGATAGTAGTTCCTCGCGTAAGAATGAATGCACGTTAATGTTGTTGGACCCGTACTTTGATGATAAAAATGTTAAAGTAACTGCCAAAACGTTGCTGGAGTTCTTATTTCACCATGTTTGGCGGTACTGTATTTTGCGTGTGGCAATTAATTGGTTGAATTCTGAGCAATGTGCCTTGATTAAGAAGGTTTTCAAAGTTCAGACTCGTCAGCGTGGCAAGTATGCTTATTTGTACTTGCAGCGCGGTTGGACGTTTCCAATGATTGCTGGAGATATGGAAGATCAGGATCTTGCCATTCTCAAGCGCGAATTCAAATCCAAGTATGTATTGATGCCCGGGTCACACCCACACGCATTTATGGCGGGGCTACGTACTTGTATGCAAGCGTTGGTTCAGTATGATATTGCAATGCAATTACAGCGTGGCGAATATTATGCTGATTTTTATGGCTGCGGGCGATTACCCGATACGCGTAAGTGGTGCTTTATGCCCATTAAGAACGAGAAAGATCGTACGCGTTCAAAGCCACCAATGAATACTTGTGCATGTGAATTCGTTTGTGATCACGCGCGAAGACGATTCCGAGGTGAGCCACCTTCGTATGGTATGATGGTTGATGCTATCTATTACCTGCGAGATGTGGAAATCGCGGCTTTCGTTCAGTCCACCAAGTATAAGAAACTCTTCTTTGTCTATCATAAGATGGACAAGAGGGTAGGCTCGGCGTTTAATGGCGCGTATCAGTGGCGCACAGATGGCGATAATGTCATTGTGTCTATCGGGAATTCGGCGAAGGATGCTGTTGAAAGCTACCGCCATCCCCGAAGATGGTTAACTCAGCGGTTTGTTGTTGATGGCGTTAATTATAACGTTGTTGAGACGAAAACTGTTGGTTGCTATGTTGCTGGATACATTGCTGTTGGGCACCCATTGCAACAATCGGTTGCGTCGCCGGACTACAATCCGGTTTCGCCGCCGAGCGGAGCTGCCTGCTCAAGTGATGTTGGATCAACTATTAGTACAATTAGTACCACGGGCGTTTTTGACCCATTCGCGTTGCCACCACCTGCGCCGCTGCGAAGGCAGACGGCTAGCACGAGCTTGCTTGCGCAACCTCAAGTGGCGGCACCACAACCAGCACAGGCTGTTGTTAGTGCAGTGGCACCAACGGCTTCCGTTAGCGTTTCGGCGCCAACGGCTAGTGTGTCTCCGGTTGTGCCAGTACCTAAGCCCATTGTCAGCGCAAAGAGTGACCTCGTTTCGGAGGGACCATATTGCAACTTTGTTGACGGTGAGTCGCTTTACAAGGTACCTTGTGGCGATACTGGTGTCTATATCGAGGCCATAAACAAAATTATCCCATTTGATGATATCTACTATCTAGCGGGCTTTAGGCCAGTGGCTAGAGAGAATATGACATGGGATTATGATTTGATGACGGCGGTGGATAATCCATTGCGACCCAGCTTGATGCCTCAGAGCGTGTTTAATCGCGTTGTGAGTGACGGCGTTACAGGCAATAGCCTGAAAGTCGGTCCCCAATTCTACGCGCGGCGTATTGCGTCGTGGTTGCGTGGATTTGATGGGGATATATCCTGGGCCAAACGTTTCGTCGAATTGGAAACGAAATCTCTGAATCAAGAGTTGCGTTCCATGGCTAAGAACTTCCCGTCCGCCGAAAGCGTTGCTGATGCCGCTTCGGCGAGGGCCGGTGAGACTACTTTGTACGATGTAGGTAATGCCTTGATACAAGACGTCATTGATGTTTATCAATCAAATGTCGGCTTTATGTCAGGAATTTGGCAAATACTCAAAGCGTTTAAGAACAGATTCTTCCAGTTGCTTAAAGTGCTCTGGGATTACGATCTCGCTCATAAGACGAGGATCGTGCTGTTCTTCATGGCTGTTTGGCTTTTCATGAGAAAAGCGCGTTCCAATTATTCATCGATACATGAAATATTGATGAAGATCACGAGAGTGTTCTCGCAAGATGCTGCCGTTGCCATGGATTTGGCTAACGAGTGTGTCAATGTGATGAACACATCGGCTGTCGTTGAGATCCTGAAGGATGAACCTCAGGTAGCCAGCTATTTCTGGGAAATAGCTTTGGCAAGTGCGTCACTTTCAGTAGTGTTGTGCGTTATTTCCGACTATATTTGGAAGCCTTTGACCATTAAGAGAAGCGATGAGTCATGGTATGAACACGCTAAAAAGAACAAGTATGCGTATGGTCGTTACGCTCTCATCATGGCTTTATCCACTATGTTAATGAGAAGACGTTTCGATTATGACGTAATAGATCGACCGCAGATTCCCTTTCCGGAATTGCCTGATGTGGACGGGGTATTCGAGGTGTTTGACCCGGATTCCAGTCTGCCTAATCGTACATTCGTGCAAAATGACGCATCTGTGCCTGGTGTGTCACCATCTACGGCCTTGGCCAAGGTGTTGCGCACGTGTGGCGATTGTGGCGATCCAGATAATGGAAAACCATTACTGAACTGGCATTTGCAATCTTCGATGAGCACGGATGCTCTCGGGGTTGAAAGCGCTACAAGGTATTCCCAAAACAAATATTCACAATGTGTGGATGGTCTTGTGAAAGACTCAAGTTGGTGGGATGCCTTGCGTAAGTCAGCGGATTGGTTGAATCGGCCTGAGTTGATCGATAGATTGGAGATGTACCACCGTTTCAAGCCAACTTGGTTAAACAACTGGCGAGACAATTGTTCTGTTGAGGACATTCGTGGTTTCTTTGATATCCGTGACCATGGTATCCATTGGGATCCGTGGGATTGGAAAGTCTCAGAGATCATTGACGGTATATTTCCCTACCCAGACACAGTTAGAAGTGCCGTGGACAAAATTCGCGAACAAATGATTCGTGCTGACATTGAGAAGTATGAACTTCAAATGTCTCCGTCCGGCCTTGGCGTTAGCGCAAAAGTTAACGCGCGTTATTGTGCTGGGGAACTTGTTAAATCTGTGCCTAGACAGGCTATAGCATTGAAGGAATATGTTGCTGAAGCAGCTTGTGTGGCTATTGCCGCCTTTGTTGCTCTGGCTATTGCTTCGCCGCCTCGAAAACAACTTGCTATGCGTGTTGTTGGTCAAACATATACCAGCAACGAAGCCACTGGTCAACTTAAGTGGAATACAAGCATCAAGATTAATGAGGTTGGTTATGGCAACGGCCCTCGTGATATCCTGCAAATTTTGCCGGGTGTAACGAATGCGACATGGAAATTTCCTGAGCGCACTACAGAAAATCTGTATAGCGCGATTGCCTTCCGTCAATTGCGCTTCAATGGCCTCACGCCGAATGAGCGTGTGTTAATGGACTATCAAATGTTCATGCGCCGTTTTGTGAAGTTGTTTCCGCAGTTGAGCGACTGTGTTCCCGATCACGATGAGTGGTTGGCGAGTAGAGACTATCCGAAACGGAAGGTCAAGCGAAGCGAACAGGGCTGGGGTGAATACACCGATGCCCATTATATTGACCCTGTCAGAACGGCTTTCATCAAAAATGAGTTTACTAACAAAGGTCGCGACTCGGCACCTAGATTAGTCTGTATGCGTGAGCCCAGCGTGATAGCAGCGCATGGGCCAGTGGTAAAGCATATGACTGATGTTGTCAAAGACTTTTGTAATGGGGTGGATTCCCCTTTTGTGTGGACATCTGGTCTGACGCAAGAAGAGATAGCTGACAAAGTTGAATATGCTATTGATTGCGTTGGTGGCCAGCTATGGTTTGGCGAAAATGATTACAGCCAATACGATTCCTCTCAGAATCCAATGATTCTCCGTGCTGAGGGCTATTTCTATGAGCATATGCTCGCCCATTTGCACGATGATGAGCGTGTTCGTTCGTTTTTGGATGATCACGAAAGGAATATCGGACAATGGCGTATCAATGGCTATGACCGTAGTGGTACTGATATAACGGCAACTGTCGTTGGTACCCGCACAACTGGAGATGCGAAGACCACTCTTGGTAATACTCTAACGAATCTTGGTCTTCTTTGCTTCAACTATTGTAAGTTGTATGATCTGAGTATTGAGGATCTGTTTAAGTACAGAAAACATGCCCGGACATCATTTCTTGTTTCAGGAGATGATTCACTTATAATAGGTGGCAAAGAAGTTAAAGACTTGGATATGAGTCTTATTCAACAATGCGGTGTGAAGTGTGGCTACAAAGTTACCGATCGTATGGTTGAGGCCGAATATTGTTCACTTTGGTTCACATGGGGCCAGGTGGATGATGAGCGACACGTGATGCCAATGAAGAAATTTGGCAGATTGTTTTCACGGACACCACTCGCGCCGCCAATTAAGGCACCGCGCGATAATATCAAGGCATGGCATACGCTGGCATCACAAAAGTGTGAAGCGTATATTGATGCATTTGGTTGGTTGCCGTCAGCAGTCCAATACTATGAAGCGTTGCGTGACAAGCATCGCATTCTTGGCTGCCGTGACAAAGCGTCACGAAGCAATCGCTATTCTCCAAAAGGCGCACCTGTCAAGCCTATTGAACCTGCGGACGTTGCTTATTACAATTACGATAGAAAGTGGAGTGTGTGCTCCGAACTGGTTGAAGGCATATGCGAGCGCTACGATGTTAGTGCTTTAGATGTATGTGACTGGTTTGCTTGGTTCAGAAAGAAAGATTTTTCACTGGACATTACGCACCCGCTGCCCTGGAGGTTTGCTGAGGTTGACTGTTTTTATGACGGCGAACCTATTGATAGCACTCCGGTGGCTTTTTTCTAATCGTGGGAGCTGGCAACTCCCATAAACAACTGCCTGTAACCAAAAATATTGTTTTAAGTTTAACTTTGTTTGAAACTTTTGAATTACTTTCTGAAGTTTTTGGATTTGTGAAGTGTTCCTCAACATACGCAGATCTAGCCAATATGGCACTCGTTCCAGTTGCTGCTGGAGCTGGTGAGGTGTTCGAAGCCCTCACTCCCGCACAGAAAACACTCGTTGTGGCGAAAGCCTACGACGAAGCCAAGTCCTTAGTTTCCGGGGGATACCACGCTGCATCAAGGTTAGCAACCTTACCGCGGCGTAGGAAACGGAGGCGCGTGCGACGCCGACGCGCACGCAGGCGGCAGCGAAATGCTATCGCTCAAGCTCGCAATGGTTCAAGAATGAACCGTTCTATAAGCTCAGCACCGACAATGATGGCCGCCACAGCCATGACTACGACTATGCGCCAGTCGTACTCGCGGATGCTTCGAGCTTATAAAGTGACCCATCGAGAGTACATTCGGGATATTTCCGGCTCCGTGGGTTTTGGTCTCTTGCGTTTGCCAATTAACGTTGGTAAAACATCAACCTTCCCCTGGTTGGCAAGAATAGCCTTAAACTTCGAGCAATACAAGTTTACGAGATTGAAATTCTCCCTCAAGACACAGGCACCAACGACGGTACCGGGCAGCGTAATCTTAGCTATAGATTACGACCCTACCGATCCAGATCCTCTTTCTAAGGCAGATATGTTGCAGTACGAAGGTGCTACACGAGCTGCCCCATGGAATGATTGCACTGTGATTGCAACGCCAAAGAATATGGCACGTTTGCCCAAATATTATGTATCGCCATCAGAGCCGCAGAACACTGCGGACTTGCGATTACAGGATGTTGGCAACTTATTTATTGCAACACAGGGCCAGCAAGATGCATCAGTTGTATCTGAGCTGTGGGTTGAGTATGAGGTTGATCTTATTACACCACAATCAGTTAATAGGTGTATGCAGCAGCAGATCAATGTTACGGGTACGGCGTATGAAGATCCGATTTCAGACGCGGATGTTAGCAGTTTGTCGTCCATGGGCCCTATTTTGGGCTGGACAAGTGGCACTGTTGGCTTTGTCGCGCGGATATCAGGCACCTATTTCATACATAGCCGGCTTTTGTTGGACCAAGTGATTACCTCAGTTGACTTAGGAGCAACGTCGCTGTTTGTTAATGGTAACCCGTTTTTCAATGACTTCGGGCCCTTTCTTAACAGCGCGGGAACTCGGGTTACGCATTACTTCAGCGTGACCTTGCAAGAAGGTGACACTTTGGAATTAGTCTGGGACAATCCAGCGGCTACGACTTATTCGTATGTCCTGGATTTGTTCGAGTCAGATGCGGCGGTGATTCCGCCGGTGAACTAGCGCCGGGAATGTGTGCTCCACACTATAAAAATAGAGCACACATTCTCGTTATAATTTT